ATCATAATAAAAAAAATTTATTGATGAATTTTCATGTCAAAAAAAAACCAGAAATAAAAAAAACTTATAGACAAAAAAAAAGGATAACTTAAAAAAGCTATCCTTTAATTTTATTTATTTCATTTATATTATTTTAAAATTATATTTAAAATATCTATCGTATGATAGACGCCTAAACCTAAACTGAATATAAATAATATAGATAAAACATTTAAAATAAAAAACCATAATTCGTAAAAATTCATTTTATAAAATCCTTTTATATAAAAAAAATAGGTGTAATTAATACACCTATTTAATTATTAATTTATTAAGTAAAATTTAAGAATCAGTTTTAACTAATTCTGTATTATTATTCTCTTTATTATATTTGTTAATTTGTTTCACTTTAACTTGCTTCGATACTGATATAGAAGTACTGAACTTTTTTTGTACTGTATCAATAAAACTTGGGTTAGTATATAACATATCTAAAATACCTACCTCTTTAATAAATTTTTGAATATTTTTAATTTTATCATTGCTTGTCAAATTTTCTATATGTTTCACATAACTTGCAACGGCTCTTTCGTAATCACTTTTAGTATCTCTAGATTTACTAGGGCTTGTTTCATCAATTCCTAAAATAATTCTTACTTGTTTAATCCAAGTTTCTAAACTTCTAGGATGATTTAATGAATTTAAATTTGTAAATCTTTTAGGAAACTTTTTTGGATTATTATTTAAAGCGTTGTTAATGATAATATTAATTATTGTTTTATTTTCATTACTACAATTATACTGGATAGAATTAAACATCCTCACCACATATTCTCTTTTAACATCCTTATATTCTTTAAATATCTCAAGAAAAAAATCTATAAATACGCCTTTTTTCTTTTTATCTTTACTCATAACATCATGATTTGCTTTTAAAAATTGAAATAATATTTCTTGAAAATTTAACAATTCTTTCAAATTGTCTGTTTTTTTAGAATTGTTTTCGAAGTGAGTGATAATCATCTCTTTTACATTGTTTTTTAATTTCTCTTCATCAGTTATTGACGTTGCAGAAATTGATTCTAACATAGTTTTTTCAATATCAAATTTATCCTTCTGACTATTCTCTTTTAAAAAATCAGTATCTTTAAAAAGTAATCTATTGATTCTTAATTTATCAATTAAGTCTTGAAAATAAATCACATCTTTATCATCAGTATTCTCAATTACTTCATCTAAAATTTCAGTTAAGTCTATATTATTAATAATTGTCATTTTATAATCACTTTCTTTTTTTAAATTAAAATTAATATATTCAATATGAATATAATATATTTATATTATAATAGATTAACATAATATACAAGAATTAATTTTATAAATAAAAAAAATAATTTCATCGGCGTTGAAGCCGAACAAATATAATTAAAGCTGTTAGCACTAGGTGTTGCATATATGTCACAGTTAATTGCCGCATATTTAAACAAGTAATTAATAATTATTTTAAATAATCATTGGCATTACAAATGCCGAGCAATGGGGTTGTAATACATGCATGTCTTTTAAAGTTTTAACGCCCAATAAAATAGGTAGGTATGCTTTTTAAAGCCATCGTTGATAAATGATAAAATTTCTATTAGATAACGTTCAATCGTTAACTGATTTCTAATCAGTAAGCAGTCAATTCTTATAAAATATTTAAATATATATTGTATATACTTTGAATATTCCTAGCATGTTGCATAAATGTCACACTAGCAACCGCCTGCGTGCAGGGGCCATAGGGGGTCCTAGCGTTATATATACATGTATAAATACACAGATGAGGTATTTTAGGTGTTAACCAGTTTGCTAACTGTTGTATGTATATCACAAGTGTTGCATTGTTATCACAATTATAGAGTTAAATGTACAACACATTAAAATAAAACACATGGATTGAAGAATTTATTTATTGACATATACTGATTCGTAAATATACCTTCTTATTAATACCATTAAATGTTACATTAAATGTAAATATAAAAAGATTTTAGAATAAATAAAATACTAAACATTAAATGTTACATTAAATGTAAGAGCAGGTAACAATTTTATTGACAGTAAAAGATAAGATAATAAAACTAGATTTATGTAATCGTATTTTAAAAACATTTTATGAAGCTTTAGCTAAAGAGGACATGGGAGCATTAAGAAAAATACATATTCCTCGAAGTGAAGTATTTTATGTACAAAAAGCGATTAAGATGCATACTGGTATTCAGTATTCATTAGATCATGTGGAGCGATCAATGTATTTAGAAGGTTATTTGAGTTCTAGAGAAGTATTAGATCCCCATCGAAGAAGAGGTTATTGTAGTTATGATCACCCCTCAAAGACTTGATTCTTGGAGAATTATTCCTCGATTATTAATTTTAGCTTACATGATTGTATTTTATCAAACATGTAATTGGTTTATGAATTTGCCAGAACCAAATAATGCTCAAGCTGGTTTTGTATCGGTTGTTGTTGGAGCGGGAGCTGCATGGTTTGGTTTATATGTAAATGGAAGTAAAGCTTCATCTCCGAAACAAACAAAGAATGAAACCTCTTATAAAGATGAAATGTGTTAAATCTTTAAACAAATGGAAAGGAAACTATAAATGGTGCCAAAGGTCATTGAATTAGGAGCAAAACTTATACAAGCAGGAATAAAAAATCGAGCAATAATAAAGAAGTTTGGTAAAGACGCTTATTTAGAAGCAAAAAAGCATTTAAAAGATTTAAGAACCAAACAAACTCCTGCACAAAAAAAGGCTGAAACAATGCAAAAAGGAACGAGGTTTAATCGGAGCAGAACCCGAAAATTTATCGGTGGAGCTGGAATTTTATATGCAGGGGACAAACTTCTGGAACAAATGACTCTCAAAGATGAAAGTAAAAAAGCAATAGAAGAGGCTTTGTTACAAGGTCGACAAGAAGGTCGAATAGACGCTTTGTTAAGGCAAGCGATTAACGAAGCAAAAGAAGCTTCAAAAAGTTCTAAAAAAGATATAAATAAATTTAAAAATTTAAAGAAACCTCTTGCAAGACCCAAACTCTCAGGAGCAGGAGCAATAGAAAAGGCTTCTCCGCCACTTAAAAGACCAAAACCCTCAGGAGCAATACCAAAGGCTCGCCCACCACTTAAAAGACCAAAGATAGAAAACAAAGATTATCGTAAAACAGGGATGTTTAAATAACAATATAATTTAAAAGATAAATAAAATGAGTATTCTAGGACAACTAATAGGCCCAGCTACAGAAATATTAGATAAAGTTATTGTAGATAAAGATCAAAAAGCTAAAATGGCTCATGAATTAGCTACGATGGCAGATAAACATGCTCAACAAGCTTTACTCGGACAATTAGAAATAAATAAAGCGGAAGCACAATCAACGAGCTTTTTTAAATCCTCGTGGCGGCCCGCAATCGGTTGGACATGTGCGTTGGCATTTTTTTACCATTACATATTACAACCTTTAATTACATTTACTGTTGCTATTAGTGGTGCAGAAATACCTCCGTTACCTGAGTTTGATATGTCTACACTTTTACCTGTGTTAGGAGGGATGCTCGGAATTGGTGGATTGAGAACATATGAAAAGCAAAAGGGTTTAACAAAATGAGATGTTGGTATTGTAAAACTGAGTTAATTTGGGGTGGAACAAAAAAGATTAATGAAAAAGAAAGTACTTATTACACTGAATTAACAAATTTAAGTTGTCCAAAATGTGATTGTCATGTAGATGTATACTTACCGAATAAGGAGAAAACAAAAGATGAAACGTAAATCCGATTCTAACTCAAAAAAAGCAGCAGCAGAGATTGTAATTGCTGTAGGAATAATGGAAAAACCTTCTAAAAAAACAAAAAAAGCTTCAAAGAAAGCAAACATGGGAGGAATGATGATGGGTGAAAACAAAAGAATTAACCCAACAACTGGATTATCAATGAATAAAGGTGGAATGATGAAAGATTATCGTAAAACAGGAATGTTCTATGGTGGTGGAATGTCATTTAAAGGTCAAAGACAAGAAAATAAAGGGAGAAGAGGACGTTTTGTGACACTAACATCTAAATCTTAAATGTTAAATGCCTCCTACATGTCCTATTTGTAAACAAGAGATTAAAATATTTGACGTTTATACTTATAAAACGAAAAAATTTCGGAAAGTAAACAGTGTTTGTATACCTTGCAAGAAAAAAGAAGATCAACGTAGATTAGAAAATAAAAAAGAAAAAGGAATTAAGTAATGACATTTAAATTATCAACAAAAAGTCAAGATAGATTAAAAGGTGTTAACAGTAAACTTGTTAAAGTTGTTAAAAGAGCTATAAAAGAAACAAAAGTAGATTTTGGAGTAATTTGTGGATTGAGAACTTTAGCTGAACAGAAAGCTTTAGTTGAAAAAGGAGCTTCGCAAACATTAAAATCTAAGCATATTGATGGATTAGCTGTAGATTTAATGGCTTATGTAGGAGGGAGGGCTTCATGGGAGCTAAATCTCTATGATGATATAGCAGATGCCATGAAGGAAGCTGCAAAGCTTGAGAATGTAAGTGTACGTTGGGGTGCAGCTTGGCATGTAAATAATATAGCAGATACAAATCACAGCATGGATGAGGTGATGAATCAATATATTGATCTAAGACGTAGTCAAGGAAGAAGACCTTTTATTGATGGACCTCATTTTGAATTGTCATGATGAAAATTTATTTGTTATTAATTAGTGTTTGGGGATACAATGGAACTCATTGGGAGTATACGGGTAATCAGTATGTAATGAAAAACGCTTTTACTTTTGAAGAGTGTCAAGCATTAATAAACGAAGATAATTGGAAAAGACATGAAAATAATGTATTTTATACGATGCAATTTGATTGTGTTTTAGAAAATTCTTATTAATAGAGGATAATCTATGGCTAATGTACTAAGAACATCCAGATATAAAAATGCTAAATTAGATTTAACAACAACTGATGCAACGATTTTATACACTTGTCCTAGTTTAATGGATACGTTTGTGACTTCTATATTAGTTTCAGAAGATAGTGGAAATGCAGATACTATTACATTAACATTAACAAATGGTTCAGATGTGTTTAGTATTTACAAGGACAAAGCAATAAGTGCAAAAGGAACCTTAGAATTATTAACGAATGAATTAATCTTAACATCTGCGGATATTTTAAAAGTTACAGCAGGAACAGCAAACAGAGTACATGTCGTAGCTTCTTTTATTGAAGTTCCAAAAGCAACGACTGCATAAAAAACTTGAAATTTAAAAAGACTTGAGTATAACTTAGAATTATTGGGATATATAGATGCCACACTCAGATCGTAAAAAAGCTTTATTAAAAAAGTATGGTTTGTCAAAAACAAATCAAGCTAAGAGGACACCTAGTCATAAAACAAAATCTCATATTGTTGTGGCAGAAAAATCAAAAACACATGAATTAAAAGTTATTCGATTTGGGCAACAAGGAGTTTCTGGAGCAGGTAAAAATCCAAAAACTGCAAAAGACAAAGCGAGGAGAAAAAGTTACTATGCTAGACATAACGCACAAGATAAAAATCCCGATAAATTTTCAGCTAGATACTGGGCACATAAAGTGAAATGGTGAAATTATGGTAAATAAAAAAACAAAGACTAAGTCTAAAAACAAAACAACGACTAAAAGAGCTAGGAACACTAAAGGACATTTTAAAGCAGATAATCCTTTAACTCCTAATATTAACGAAGCGTATGAGTCCGAGTTAAAAGAAAAATCAAACATTACAAAAAATACTTCAAAATTTACAACGACTAATATAGCAATTTTAGTTATAGTTATTATTATAATAGCTAGTGTGGTTATTGGGGTGGCATTTTGATGAAAAAACAACAAGTTAAAAAAACGATTAAGACTGTAGCTTCGAAATTAAAAAAAGCTAGTAAAGCTCATGCAAGTCAGTCAAAAAAACTTTCGGCAATAAAGTTAAATAAAGGGGGAAGCACTGTAAATAAAGCAGGTAATTATACAAAACCAACTATGCGTAAAAATTTATTTAATAAAATTAAAGCTGGAACAAAAGGAGGAGGTGCGGGTCAATGGTCAGCTAGAAAAGCTCAAATGCTAGCTAAAGAATATAAAGCCAAAGGAGGTGGTTATCGGTAATGTCACGAAAAAAACCAGATCCAAAAGTAGGAACAGGTAAAAAACCTAAAGGAAGTGGCAGAAGACTGTATACGGATGAAAATCCTAAAGATACAGTCAGTATTAAATTTGCAACTGTAAAAGATGCAAAAGAAACAATAGCTAAAGTAAAAAGGATTAAAAAACCTTATGCAAGAAAAATACAAATATTAACTGTTTTGGAACAAAGAGCTAAAGTAATGGGCAAGATGGAGATTGTTCGATTAGCGAAACAAGCAAAATTACAACTGAAAAGAGAAAACGAGAGGAAGAAATCATAATGTCATATTTAATTAGTGATATACCCTATTTTAATTGTTGGGTGAGAAAAGAATTTACACATAATCATGAAAAGTATCATGGTGAATTTTTACATGCAAAGGCGATAGCAGTGAATACAATACCAGATCGATGTCTAAGTTTTCAAGTTGTCTTTACAGGATGTGAGAGTGACTTTGATGAAACCGAGAATGTACATGGTGGTGCTATGTGGGCAAGAATGCCAATTACTGCTCTAGTTGCAGATGAGCCTCATTATGATTCATTTGAAGATTTTCCAGAAAAAATGGAAACTTATCTTGCACAACCTTGGGATTGTAGTTCTCATAATCATGCTGTAATAACTATGGCGAGAGTAAGTTCTAGTCCTTGGGAATGTAAAATTAGTGGTGATTGGTTTTTAGGTAAATATTTATTTACAGTAGATTATACAGAAAGTCATATTTCAGATGATGCTGCTCAACATAAGCAAAGTCATGTGCTACACTTACTTTCGGGAGAATGGACGGGTAACATAGTTGCTCTTCCCAATAATAGAGTAAGGGCTACAAGTCCTGCTTTATGGGAGACTGGTAGTGGTGCTCCAGATTTTAAACCCAGTCAGTTTCTTCACGCTGCTGAGATACATGAAAGTTATCTTGACCCAGAAGAAACATTTAATAATTTATATGCTAAAAATACAAACAAAGGAGACTAAAATGACTAAACAAAAAATGCCGATGGTAAAAGATAAAAAAACAGGTAAAATGGTTCCTGCTTTTGCTGTTGATGGTAAAGGTAAAATGGCAAAAGGTGGAATGACTAAAAAAGGTGCTACTAAAATGAGAAATGGTGGTATGACTAAAAAAGGTGCTACCAAGATGAAGAATGGTGGAATGACCAAGAAAGGTTCTACTAAAATGAGAAATGGTGGAATGACTAAAAAGGGTTCTACTAAAATGAGGTATGGTGGAATGACCAAGAAAGGCTCTACTAAAATGAGAAATGGTGGAATGACCAAAAAGGGAGCCACTAGAATGAGAAATGGTGGAATGACAAAAAAAGGCTCAACTAGGATGAAAAAGAGATAATGACTCTTAAAAAGTCACAGAAAAGTCTTAAAGATTGGACTAAACAAAAATGGAGAACAAAAAGTGGGAAACCTTCTACGCAAGGTAAGAAAGCTACTGGGGAACGTTACTTACCTAGTGCGGCTATTAAAGGTTTATCTGCTGCTGAGTATGCAGCTACTTCTAGAGCTAAAAGAAAAGCTAAACAACAAGGCAAGCAGTTCTCTAAACAACCTAAAAGAATTGCTAAAAAAACAGCAAGGTACAGATAAAGATGACTAAACAATTAACTGAAAAACAACAGAAGCTATTAGAAGTTCTTTTTGATAAAGCAAATGGAGATGTTATCTTAGCTAAAAAGTTAGCAGGTTATGCTGACAGCTCTAACACTTCAGATATCATTCGATCAATAAAAGATGAAATATCTGAAGCTACTAAAGAGTATTTAGCTAGGGTAGCTCCCCGTGCTGCTTATTCTATGGCTAATGCTTTAAATGATCCAACGGAATTAGGTATTAGAGATAAAATGACAGCAGCAAAAGATTTATTAGATAGAACAGGATATAGTAAAACTGAAAAGATGGAAGTAAACTTACCTAATGGTGTATTTATTTTACCTCCTAAAAATGACAATGAAGATAATTAAATGAAAAAACCAAGAAACTATCGTAAAGAGTATGCCACTCATGGAGCTCTGCCTCTTCAAAAAAAACGTAGAGCTGCCAGAAATGCGGTACGGAATCGTTTGTTAAAAAAAGGAATTGTTCATAAAGGTGATAAAAAAGAAGTGGATCACATTAATATGAATCCTTTAGACAATCGTCCTAAGAACATTAGAATTGTTACTAAATCTTTTAATCGAAGACGCCAACCAAAGAGAAAATAAAAATGACTTTTAGAGAAAGTTTAGGATTTTGGGACTTACCTCAACCTCCTGATGAAAAAAATAAAAGAAAGTGGTTACCTATACCTAGATCTACCAGTGCAATACCTTTTGGCTATATAATAAGTCCAGAAGATAAGTCTCTTTTACTTCCTGTAGATTTAGAATTAGATGCATTAGAAAAAGCAAAGATTCACTTAAAACAATACAGTTATCGAGAGGTAGCAAGATGGTTAAGAAAAACAACTGGTAGATATATTTCACATGTAGGATTAACAAAAAGAATTAGAGATGAAAAAAAACGTAAAGGAACAGCTAAGATTAAACGTCAATGGGTTGAGAGATACGAAAAAGCACTCAAGACTGTCGAAAAGCTCGAAAAAGGTAGAATCGGAGCCCATGACAAAATCGAAGACTTTGCCGAAACTAAATAAAGAGATAGAGACTGAGACTATTCCTTACAATGGCAGAGAAGTAATATTTGAGCCAAATAAAGGACCGCAAACTCAGTTTTTAGCTTCTTCTGAAAGAGAAGTTTTATATGGAGGAAGTGCGGGTGGAGGTAAATCCTTTGCTATGCTTGCAGATCCTTTACGTTATATAACTCATCCTCAGTTTTCTGGTTTATTGATTAGACATACTACTGAAGAATTAAGAGAATTAGTTTGGAAATCTCAAGAACTTTATACAAAAGCTATTCCAGGTATTAAATGGTCAGAAAGAAAGATGCAATGGGTTAGTCCTCAAGGTGGCAGATTATGGTTTTCATATTTAGATAGAGATGAAGATGTTTTAAGATATCAAGGACTAGCTTTTAACTGGATTGGATTTGATGAGTTAACACAATGGTCTACTCCTTTCGCTTGGAATTATCTTAGAAGTAGATTGCGTACCGCTGCAACCGATCTACCTATTTACATGCGAGCCACAACTAATCCAGGTGGTAGTGGACATCAGTGGGTAAAAAAAATGTTTATAGATCCTGCTCCAGAAAATACAGCTTTTAATGCTACGGATATAGAAACAGGAAAAGTTTTATCTTATCCCAAAGGACACACTAAAGAGGGAATCCCTTTGTTTAAAAGGAGATTTATACCCGCAAAACTATTTGATAATCCTTATTTAGTAGAATCGGGTGAGTACGAAATGAACTTACTTTCTCTACCCGAACAACAACGTAGACAGTTGTTAGAGGGTGACTGGGATGTTGCTGAAGGTGCAGCTTTTACAGAATGGAACAGAGAAATACATGTTATTGAACCTTTCAATATCCCAAAAAGCTGGAAAAGGTTCAGAGCTTGTGACTATGGATATGGTAGCTACAGTGGTGTTGTTTGGTTTGCTATAAATCCAAATGAACAACTTGTTGTTTATAGAGAGCTTTACACTCAAAAAGTACTTGCTACAGATTTAGCGGACATGATATTAGAAGCAGAAAAAGATGATGGAACAATATCTTATGGTGTGTTAGACAGCAGTCTTTGGCATAAACGTGGAGATACTGGACCTTCACTTGCAGAACAAATGATACAAAAAGGTTGTAGATGGCGACCCTCAGATAGAAGTAGAGGTTCTAGGATATCTGGTAAAAATGAAATACATAGACGTTTACAAGTTGATGAGTTTACAAATGAACCCAGACTCGTATTTTTTAATAATTGCACTAATATTATTTCGCAGTTACCTGCATTACCTTTGGACAAGAGAAATCCAGAGGATATAAACACTAACTCAGAAGATCACTTGTATGATGCTTTAAGATATGGCATTATGTCAAGACCCCGAAGCAGTCTGTTTGATTATAATCCAATTATGAGCACTGGTGGATTTAAAGCAGCAGACCCTAATTTTGGATATTAATATGGCTATAAAACAAGATGAAGTATTATTTGATACAGATGAAGTACAAGCAGTTGAAACTGATGACCCAACATTACAGTCAGAGTCTTCAGTAGTTTCTTTTGTTCAAGAAAGATACAATAAAGCAGATAATGCTCGCTTTACAGACGAGCAAAGGTGGTTGAAAGCTTATAAAAATTACCGAGGCTTGTATGGTTCTGACGTTCAATTTACAGAAGCTGAAAAATCAAGAGTGTTCATCAAAGTAACTAAAACTAAGACATTAGCAGCTTATGGACAAATTGTAGATGTATTATTTGGCAGTTCAAGATTTCCATTAACGATTGATCCAACAGTATTGCCAGATGGGGTAGCAGAAGCAGCACATTTTGATATTACACCTAATACTACACCAGATATGAACAAAAGAGAAGCCCCTGGTGCAAAACCTTTTTTATTAAACGATAAAGGTGAACCAGTAGACATAGCGGGTGCAACAGAAGCCGACTTAGAAGGGAGACTTAGTTATTTAAAAGATTATCTGTCTCCGATTTCTGAAAAATTAACAGAAGGTGAAGGCACTACAAGAAGCAAAGTTACTTTTCACCCTTCTATGATTGCTGCAAAAAAGATGGAAAAGAAGATACATGATCAGTTAGAGGAGTCAGGAACTAACAAACAGTTAAGACTTTCCGCTTTTGAGATGGCTTTGTTTGGGACAGGGATAATGAAAGGTCCTTTTGCAATCGATAAAGAGTATCCGAACTGGAATGAAGAAGGTGAGTATGATCCACTTATTAAAACTGTTCCCTCAACTAGTCATGTTTCTATATGGAATTTTTATCCTGATCCAGATGCAGATAATATGGATGATGTAGAGTATGTAGTGGAGAGACATAAGATGTCTCGTTCTCAGTTGAGATCACTAAAGAAAAGACCTTATTTTAGGGACGAGTCTATTGATATAGCGATTGATATGGGAGAGGCATACACTAGAAAGTACTGGGAAGAACATATGGAAGATGAAACCATAAGTGGAAAGACAGAAAGATATGAAGTTTTAGAGTTCTGGGGTTATGTAGATTCCCGTATACTTGAAGAAAATGGTTTAGAAATCCCAAAAGACATGGAAGATCTAGAGCAAATAAATGTTAATATCTGGGTTTGTAATAGTCAAGTTCTTCGTTTAGTATTAAATCCCTTCACACCAACTCGTATTCCTTACTATGCTGTTCCTTACGAATTAAATCCTTATAGTTTTTTTGGTGTTGGTATCGCCGAAAATATGGATGACACTCAGACGTTAATGAATGGATTTATGAGAATGGCGATTGATAATGCCGCTCTTTCTGGAAATCTTATAATAGAAGTAGACGAAACTAATTTAGTTCCTGGTCAAGATATGAGTGTTTATCCTGGTAAAATATTTAGAAGGCAAGGGGGTGCTCCTGGGCAGGCATTATTTGGAACAAAGTTCCCCAATGTGGCAGGAGAAAACATGCAACTATTTGATAAAGCTAGAGTTTTAGCTGACGAAAGCACTGGGTTCCCTTCTTATGCACATGGACAAACAGGTATTCAAGGAGTTGGAAGAACAGCAAGTGGAATATCTATGTTAATGTCAGCAGCAAATGGTTCAATTAGAAATGTCGTTAAAAATATAGATGACTACTTATTAGCTCCTTTAGGAAAAGCGTTTTTTAGCTTTAATATGCAATTTGATTTTGATCCTGCGATTCGAGGTGATCTTGAGGTCAAAGCACAAGGAACTGAGAGTTTGATGGCGAATGAAGTAAGAAGTCAAAGATTAATGCAGTTTTTAGGAGTTGTTAGCAATCCTGTGTTAGCTCCTTTTGCTAAAATGGATTATATTGTTAGAGAGATAGCTAAATCAATGGATTTAGATCCAGATAAATTAACTAATTCTTTAGCTGATGCAGCTGTGCAAGCTGAACTACTAAGAGAAATGAATGTACAAATGCAACCTCAACAAGGTCAGCAGACTCCTCCAGGAGTTAACCCTAACGATCCCACTGGTGCAGGGGGAGCAAACATAGGAACTGGACAAGTTCCTCTACCTAATGAACAAGGATTTTCAGGAAATGAACAAGGAAATAATGAACCCCCTCAAGAAACTGGTGAACAACAAAGACCTTTGGGAGGATTACAGTAATTATATAGAGCATTTAATTACTCAAGAGCAGAGAGTGATGGAACAAGCGTCTGATAATCAAAGTGTGTGGAGAAAACAAGGATCTATACATATATTAAGAAAGTTAAAAAAGTTAAAAGATGAGGTAAATACCCTTGGTTAATTATGAACCTTTTAATCCTACAAAGCATGATCCTATTCAGTTAATGGGACAAGAATACGCTACTGAGATGACAGTTTCTGAACCCGCTTTTGATAATTCTGATAAGTTTATAAATTACCCATTAATTTGGTTTGATGAGAAAACAAAACAACCAAGTTTTTTCTCAAGAGAGAAGGCAGAAAAAGAAGCAAAAAAATATGAAGAAAGAACAGGAAAAAGATTTAAAAGATATAATTCTATTGAGACTGCTGTAAAAGCAGCAGAAAAAAGAAGTAAAAAAGGTGGAGCATCTAATACTCCCTTAACAAAAAACAAAGGAGGACAAATCATGGATGAGCAAATGGAAATGGCGTTTATAGATGATGGTTTAAATAAAGACCCTGTTAGTGGTAATGACATACCTAGTGGTTCTTTAGCAGAAGAAGTTCGTGATGACATCCCTGCTATGCTTAGTGAAGGTGAGTATGTAGTTCCTGCTGATGTATTAAGGTTTTATGGTTTAAAGTTTTTTGAGGATTTAAGAGCACAAGCAAAAATGGGTCTTGCCAGAATGGAAGCGACTGGAAGAATAGGTGGGGAAACTGATGAGACACCACAAGCAGAGTCTAATGTTTTACCTTTTCCGATTGAAGAATTACAGACTGAAGAAGTTGTTATGGACGAGCCTAAAGATGAACCTATGCAATCTTTTGATGAGGGAGGTGATGTAGACTCCTCTGAGAAAAAATCAGGTAATATAAAGTATTGGGATGGAATAAACGAATCTTCAATTATTGATGTGTTTTTTTTAGATGATAAGCCTGTTTCGCATTCGGCAGCTTCTTTAGCTAACTTTGTACCTTATGTGCCTGAAATAGAAGAAGAAGATACAGATGAAGACGAACCAGAAACAACTGTTAAGAAAAAAAAGAAATATAAAGATGCGTTTGACAAAATTGCAGAAGTGCGTGGAACAACAAGAGCTGAAGTTATTAAAGAGGCAAATAAACTTAAAACTGAAGATGGGTTTTTAGCAGATCTTAGTGCTGCTGGTAAAGATATTGTAAGTCGTATTAGTAAAGGAAAAGCTCTAGATGAAAAAGGGGAGAAGCGAGAACAGCGAGACTTCACAACAGCTGAGATAGATACATACTTGAAACAACTAAAAGGATTTACTAAATATAATATAGGTGTTGATGATTTTTTTACTAAAATACCTGTAGTAAAAAATATAGCTACTATTGCTTTGGCTCAACAACACAAAAATGTTTTAGCAAGTATTAAGAATAGGTTAAAAGACGATAAAAGCTTAACCGAAGAACAAAAAACAACGTATAATCAAGCGTTGGCTGGAGAAGAGGGGTATACTCCTGCTCGAAGTTTTGAAATTCAAGCCTTAGATAAAGCTACAAATGTTGTTTCAAATGTAGCAAAGGAAGTTTCCAAAAAAAAGAAATCAAAAAAAAGAGATATGAAGAGATTAAATATTGATTCTAAAAAATATGATGAAGAGAAAAAAAATATTAAAGTTTATGCAGAAGAGGCAAGATCAAAAGCTCCTATCTCTTTTGTAAAAGGCGGTTTAATGTCTAAGAAGAAACGTAAGTAAATTAATCAAAGGAGAAAATTATGCCAGAATTAGAAAATGTAGAAAAGCCAAAAGTTGCTGGATTTGTATCTAGAGAAAGAAACAAAGGTAATAAGGCTAATCAAGAAAGAATAAATCAAGATGAAAAAGAGTTAGCTGAATTGCTTGCACAAAGAGAGAAAGAGGTAGAACAAGCTAAAAAAGAAGATCAACAAGCTTCCTCTTCTGTGTCTGAAGATACTCAAAAAGATGGTGAGGAAAAAACAAAAGATACTGAGGAACAACCTTTATCTAGAGAGGAAACTACTTTTAAGAAAAGGCATGCAGATCTTAGAAAAGCCTTTGCTGCTAAAGAAAAAGAGTGGAACAAAAGGTTTGAAGAGTTAGAGTCGCAGCTTAAAAAGGCAACTAATAATGAATTAATCCTACCTAAAAGTGAAGAAGAGATGGATGCTTGGATAACAAAATATCCTGATGTTGCTGCAACAATGCACACAATGGCAGATAAAATATCTAAAAATAGATCAGAGGAGTTAGATAAAAGGTTATCTGAGATAGAGAAGTTACGAGAAGAAGCCGCTACTGAAAAAGCAGAAGCAGAATTACTAAAGTTACATCCTGATTTCACTGAGATTAGAGAAGATGATTCTTTTCACGATTGGGCAGAAGCTCAGCCAAAGCTTATACAAGATATATTGTATGAAAACGCTAGTGATGCAAAGGCGGTTGCTAAAGTAATAAATTTATATAAAACTGAAAAAGGTATTTCAAACACATCAAAAGCAAACAGTGCGATTAAAGATGCAGCTAAATCGGTAAAAAGCAATCGAAGTGTTCCTCAGAAGGATGAATCTGAATCTTATTTTAGAGAATCTCAAATACAAAAAATGTCAGATAAAGAATATGAGGCTAATCAAGAAGCAATTTTACAAGCAACAAGAGAGAAAAAAATTATTTATGATGTATCGGGAGGTGCTCGTTAAAAAAAGTTGACAAGTTTAATTTTTTTCATATAACTAGAAATATGCACAGTTTTCAATTAATTGTGCTTGTGAACGTGGAACATGGTAACTAAAAAGACACCTGTATATATAAGCCCACTTGTTATGTAAACTGTACAATTACAAAACATTATGCACCTTATATTAAATACAGCCTCGCTTAGAACTTATGTTTGCTAATTAATATAGCCAATATATATTTATAAGGAGGACTTATTATGGCTTTTCAAACTGTAGCGGGTTATGGGAATTTACCTAATGGTAATTTTTCTCCAATAATCTACTCCAAACAAGTACAGCTTGCGTTTCGTAAGTCTACTGTTGTTGGAGACATTACAAACTCTGACTATTTCGGAGAGATTGCTAATCAAGGCGATACTGTTAGGATTATCAAAGAACCAGAAATTTCAGTAAAAGAGTATGCAAGAGGTACTCAAGTAACAGCACAGGATTTAGATGATGAAGATTTTCAACTTGTTGTCGATAAAGCAAACTACTACGCTTTTAAAATGGACGATATTGAGGAAGCTCATAGTCATATAAATTTTATGCAACTTGCTACCGACAGAGCTGCATATAGACTATCAGATCAATATGATCAAGAAGTTCTAGGTTATTTAAGTGGTTTTAAACAAGCCTCATTAAATGCTGTAGCTAGTGCTGCTAATACAACAGTGAATGGAACTAAGGCAGTTAGCACTGCGGGTTCAGATGAACTTCTTACTTCAATGAAGTTAAGAAAAGATTCATTTGGTAACATCACTACAGGGTCTGCGGGAGATCACTCAATACCTGTAGCTAATGTCCCAAATGGAGCGACTTCTGTTCCTACGGGTACTGCTTCTCCAATGCAGATTGTAAATAGGATGACTAGACTATTAAATCAACAGCAAGTTGATTCTCAAGACAGATGGTTAGTAATAGATCCAGTATTTATGGAATTACTTTCAGATGAAAACTCTAAGTTAGTTAACGCTGACTTTGGAGAAGCTTCATTGAAAAATGGTCTTGTTCTCAACAACCTTGCGGGTTTTAGAGTCTATGTATCCAGTAACTTACCTGCTGTCGGAACAGGTCCAGGAACCTCTGGTTCATCAAATCAAAACTCAAACTTTGGTGTGATTGTAGCTGGTCATGGTTCTGCTGTTGCTACTGCTGAGCAGTTAAGTAAAACAGAAACATATCGTGACCCAGACAGCTTTGCTGACATTGTTCGTGGTATGCATTTGTATGGCAGAAAGATACTTCGTCCAGAAGCTATCGTTACTGCTAAGTATAACGCAGCGTAAGGGGGAGATTTAAAATGGCAACTTTTGATTTAACAGCTAAATCCACCACAGGAGTTGGTGCTGATTCTATTGCAGCTTTTCCATCAGATATGGGAACACATGTAGTAAAAACAGTTCAGGCTTACCTAGATGTTGATGCTTTAATAGCAGCAGGAAACACGTTAGCTGATGGAGACATCTTTCAGTTATTAGAAATCCCTGCTGGTACTTTAGTCCTTAATGCAGGTGCTGAAGTTATGTCAGCATTTACCGCTAGTGTAACCGCTGATATTGACTTTGCAGCAGGTGACGACATTGTCGATGGAGCAGATGTAACGTCAACTGGCTTCTGTGCGGCAGGCTCTAACGGACAGACCAATACTGTAGTTGGCAGTGCCGCATCAACTTATACACAATTTATATCTACTACAGATACAATAGATGTAAAGTTAGCGGGAGCGGATCCAGCTACTGGTAGGCTCAGAGTCTATGCTACTGTAATTGATTGTAATGATCATGGTGCAGTAGATAAAGCTACCGAAGTTGATAGAGACTTGTTAGCTTAATTTATTATGGTAAGGGGCATACTAGCCCCTTACTTTCTATAAAAGGATGACAAATGGCAACAACGTATTTAACTTTAGTTAATGATTTATTAAGAAGATTAAATGAAGTTACTTTTGATTCATCTGGAGATGGCTTTGATACTGCCAAAAATATTCAAGCAATAGCTAAAGATTCCATAAATAATGCGATTCGAGAAATCCTCCAAGATGGGCATCAGTTTCCTTTTCTAAAAACCACTACAACACAAACGCTTACAGCGGGAACAGGAACATATGATTTTCCTTCTGATTTAGCTAGTGTTGATTGGGATACATTTTATATACAACAACTAACAGATAAAAATAATGTCGCAATGTCTTTGCCTACAATATCTTTTGATGATTATATCCAAAACTATCGAGGTATAGAAGATGCCTCTGGTACTGGAGGAAGAACGGCTCCTGACATTATTTATCAAACATTAGAAGAAAAGTTTGGAGTAACCCCAATACCTGATGATGCGTATGTAATTGAATATGTTTATTATAAATTTCCTGATGATCTTTCGGCTACAACAGATACAATGATTATCCCAGATAGATTTAAATATATTGTTATAGATGGTGCTATGATGTATATGATGAGATTTCGTTCAAATGAACAAAGTGCAGTTATTCATCAACAAAAATTTAGAGATGGTATTAAAGTTATGAGAAGATTGTTATTAGATGACCCAATCGTAATGAGGTCTACTATGATTAATCGACCACGAACATCTAGTCGGGTATTAAGTTTAGGGTCATAAAATGGCGGATCAAGTATCGACATTTAAAGCTGTGTGTAGAGGCGGTTTAAATACTGGGACAGATGTATTATCTTTAGGTGAATTTGCTTCTGGATCAGCTACACAGCTCGTTAATTATGAACCAAATCTTGAGGGTGGTTATAGAAAAATAAATGGATTTGCTCATAACTTTGGGACTGTTCCAGGAACTGGCTCTGTTCTTGGTGTTGCAGTAGCGGATGGGATTAATCAAGGAATTTTAGCTTGTCGAACTCCCTCTTCAGGAAACAACTATTTACATCATTGGAATTTTTACTTTCAATTCAATGTCGCATCAGATGCTAATTTAACTGTTGGAGAGACATTAACAGAGAGAACGTCTGCAGGAGACTCTAGCACTGCCACCTCTGTAACTGGAGTCTTGATCTCGAAAAGCTCAAATACGATAGTTGTTAACTTTGGAAGGATACCTACTTCGGTATTTACCAATGGTAGTGCCATTTCTGACGATAGTTTTTCGACTAGCACAACGCTAAGTTCTGCACCAACTGTGATTGGATGGACAGCTGTAAGCACTAGTGGTTCTCCAACAATGACTAATGTATCAAAAGTAAGATTTACAAAAATAAACTTTGGAACTCCAAAAGTCGTTTTAACTGATGGTATAAATCCTGCTGCAACTTATGATGGTAGCACTTATACTCAAATAACAGATTCAAATGCTCCTACTGACCCTACTTTAGCTGAGGAGTTTCAAAATCATTTGTTTTTAGCGGGCGACCCTGCACAAGTTAGTAACTTGTTTTTTAGTGCTCCTACAGCCGAAACTGATTTTACACCAGCAAATGGAGCGGGTGTAATTAACGTAGGTTTTAAAATTGTATCAATTAAAAAGTTTCGTAATGTGCTATATATATTTGGTAATAATACAATTAAAAGACTAGTTGGGGAAAACTCAGCGAATTTTACTTTAGAAACTGTAACTTCCAATTTAGGTTGTTTATCTACTGATAGTGTTTTAGAACTTGGAGGTGATCTTATTTTTTTAGCACCTGATGGTATTCGACCTATTGGAGGTACAAATAAAATTGGTGATGTAAATCTAGAAACAGTGTCTAAAAATATTCAAAAAACTATAAACAATATAATTCAACAAGAAACTTTAACAGATCTTTCTTCAGTATTAATTAGAACAAAGTCTCAATTTAGATATTTATTTAGCAGTTCTACTTCAACAGGTTTAATTGGAGCTTTGAGGGAAAGTCAAGGTGGTTTTTCTTTTGAATTTGGTCAAATATCAGGTTTAACTTGCACTTGTGTGGACAGTGGTTACCTAGACACAGATGAGTTTGTACTTCATGGCTCATCAAGTGGTAAAGTCTTTCAACAAGAATCAGGTAATGCTTTTGATACAAGCAACATTATAAGCATATTTAAAACACCTTTTGTTTACATGGAGAACCCTGAACAGAGAAAAAACTTTTATAGCGTCTCTACATATTTAAGTTCAGAGGGTGTGCATACGATTAGTTTAGGGGTAAACTTTGATTATGAAAGTCCAGATACTAAAACTCCAGAAAATGTTCAATTAAAGAATGAAAGTCCCGCTGCTTTTTTTGATTCGGGTAGCAATGTGGCAATATTTGATACAACTGATATTTTTGATGGTAATCCGTCACCAGTAGAGTCTCAAACCTTTTCTGGATCTGGTAAATCTGTTTCTTTTAGATATGTAACAGATGATACTAATCCAAGTCATAGTGTTCAAGGCTTTACTGTAACATACAGCACAGGAGATTTAAGATAAATGGCAGGATATTCAAGAACTAATTCCGCAGATATAACAGCTAATGCTATTGTTAAATCTGCACCAATAAATGCAGAGTTAAACGCTCTTCAGACGGCTTTTGCAGTAAGTGGCGGACATAATCATGATGGCAGCTCGACAGAAGGTGCGTTAATATCAATATTATCGGATGCAGATGGCGATACTAAAATACAATTAGAAGAATCGGCTGATGAAGATATTCTTCGCATTGATATTGGTGGCACGGAGCAAGTTACGATTGTTGACGGATCAATTAGACCAACAACCGATAATGATATTGATTTAGGAACAGCTTCATTAGAGTTTAAAGATTTATATTTAGACGGAATTGCTCACATAGATACTTTGGATATAGATGAAAACGCAACAGTAGCAGGTACATTAGGGGTAACTGGTGCAGTAACATTAGCAGATATACTGTCAATATCAGATGGATCTGCTTCTGCTCCATCAATTACTAATACAGGGGATACTGACTGTGGCTTATTTTTTAGTGCAGCAGACACTTTAGCATTTACAGCAGGAGGAACATCTCAGTTTACTATGGCTGATGGTGTTATTGCTCCAGTTACAGACAATGATGTTGATTTAGGTACATCATCTTTAGAATTTAAAGACCTATTTCTTGATGGAACTGCTCATATAGACACGCTTGACGTAGATGCAAATGCTACTGTAGCGGGAACTTTGGGAGTTACAGGAGCTTTAACTGGTTCAAGCACAGTACAAGGTACAACTATAACTGCTACTACAGCTTTTGTTCCTGATGCATCTGATGGTGCAGCACTAGGTACTTCATCTTTGCAGTTCAGTGATTTATTTATAGCGGATGGTGGTATTATAAATTTAGGTGATGACCAAGATACAACATTAACACATGTTGCAGATACAGGTATTTTACTTAACAGTACAAGGCAATTACAGTTTGGAGACAGTGGAACATACATTCATCAATCGGCAGATGGTGTATTAGACCTTGTTTCTGATACTGAAATAGAAATTAATGCAACAACAATAGACATGAATGGGGCGGCTGAGCTTTCTGGAAATTTTACTGTGGGTGGGACGTTGGGAGTAACTGGTTCATCTACGTTAGCTGCAACATCTTTTGGTGATAATGACATTACTAACGTGGGTGATATTGCTCTTGACTCAATTAGTGCAGATGGAACAGATATTAATGTATCTATCTCAGATAATTCAGGAACAGCGTTTACAATCAAACAGGGTTCTGATGCGTACTTGATAGTTGATACTGGCAACAGCAGTGAATCTATATCAATAGGTACTGGTATATCTGGTACAGCTATTACCATTGGACATAGCACTTCTGAAGTTACTGTAGCTGATAATTTAACTGTTTCAGGCAATCTGACAGTAAGTGGAACACAAACCATAGTAGACTCAACAACTATAAATGCTACAAACGCTTTTGTATTTGAAGGATCTACAGCAGACGCACACGAAACAACCTTAACAATTACAGACCCAACGGCAGACAGAACAATTAAACTACCTAATCAGTCAGGTACGTTACCAGTATTGGCAGCAGATAGCGATACAGCTATTACTGCCACACCTGCTGAACTTAATATACTTGACGGGGGTACTTCAGCTTCTGCTATAACAATAGCTGACGCTGATAGATTTGTTATCAATGATGATGGCACAATGAAACAAGTAGCAGCTACTGCTGTAAGCACTTATGTTTTAGGTAATGTAACTTCTGTAGGAGCACTTAACTCTGGCAGTATTACAAGTGGGTTTGGAGCAATAGATAACGGCTCAAGTGCAATCACAACAACAGGCACAATGACGTTTGGTAGTTTGTCTGATGGAAGTATAACAATAACTGCATTTGTCGATGAAGACGATATGACATCGAATAGTGCTACACTAGTGCCTACACAACAATCTGTAAAAGCCTTTGTAGAGACAACAGCAGGACAAGCTAATAATGTAACTGGACTTACAGCGACTGGTGCAGAACTTAATGTGCTAGATGGTGCGAGTGCAGGTACGATTGTAAATAGCAAGGGTGTTATCTACAGTTCAGGCGGGAAAGTAAATGCAACAAGTTTACAGATTGCAGGAACAGATTTAACGGCTACAGCAACAGAATTTAACTTACTCGATGGTGGTAGCACTGTTGGAACAAC